CATTGCTTAACTATTGTAAAGAAAATATTTTTAAATACTTTTGGAAAAAAAATTATGCAAACAATTTTTGCATTATTTTTTTGGGGATCAGATCATAAGAATTTTTATGGTAACAAATTTTTGGTTTTTGGCAAACTATTTTTAGGTTTTCATTTTTGGACATTTATTTTTGTCCATTTTTTGAAATCCGAAATACTTTCCCAAAATTATTTTGAAGAATTAATATTATAAATTGCCAAAACTACTTAAAGAATTTTATCAACATAAAAAAATATTATAAATTCAAAAATATTATTAGTTTGCATACAGAAGCCCTGCATTTCCACCTGTAAAAATAACTTGGTTAACTCTTTCTTCAATAACAAATAAATTATAATTGTAATCATAAATGCGCCAAGTAGGTTTATTAATACCTACAATATCTCCCGTTGCTGGATCACAAATTGTCAACACTTGTGCATATGGGTCAACAGGAGGAGTGATAGTTGTCACCTCAAATTGTATAGTTGTAAATCTACTCATATTCATTGCACCTGAAGGTTGTATTTCAAATGGATTTGTATTCAGACAAAAATTATAACAATATAGACCATTTGGTGCATTTCCGGCAGTACGCACATATTTTTCAACATAATTGTAAACATTTTCAGGTAAAACATTTTCTCTATATTGTCCATCTACTAATATACCAAGTGCGACCAATATGTATTGAATATTTTGCGGGTTATATATACCGGTAATATATAAATTACTTGGAGTACCATCAGCATTTGTACCAGGACCAATGGTTGCAGGACCACTTGGATCAGGATTAGGATAAGAACCAGTATCAGGCGCTGCTGTTATACCTTGTGGCATTGTTTTAAAAGGCCAGTTAGTATAATTTGACCATTGATTACGTAAATTAGCATCACTACGCTGTAAATAAAACATCCAACTAATGACCATTCCCATAGAATCCAAGTTTATCGTATTTTGTCCTGTGACATTATAAAAAGGTTTCTCATAAATTTGCTTAAATAAATATCTTTGATCATTTTTAGCAAAGACATCTGCTTCATCATTTGATAGAAAACAATATGTGCAGTTCAAATTAATGTCTGCATTCCATAGACTTCTAGTATCCACATAAGAAACAGGACCTAATTCCTCATCAGGTGGAGTTTGCAAAAATCTATACAATTGCATATAAAGTTGATTAAAATTAGGTGCAACTTCAGGGTAATTATTTGCAGGATCAACTACATCTCGGATAGTAAACCATTCATTAATAGGTCTAAATGAAACACTTATTTGTAATTCGTTATATTGTAGCGCTATTAAAGGAAATGCTTGAGAAGTCACAAGGTTAAACCATGCACCCAAAGGAATACTTAATAAACGACCATTAATAGAAGGTTGTGCACCTGCTGGACTAGTTGTATAAAATGCATTAGGATAGTTTCCAGAGCGACCATCATAATTAGCTGGATCATTTAGTTCGACTTCATTACCAATCATTTTGTTAAATAAATCCAACTTTTGTGAACTAAAATCTCTCTGTGCTGATGCCAATATATATTGTCCAGAATATTGTTGTAATAATTGGTTACCACAAGTAATAGAAACACGGCTAATAATTTGTGCACCAATATTATCAATCCATTTGAATTCATATGGTGTCCAGTCAGTGTAAGTAATAGACCCATCAGGATTTGTTATAGCCTGAGGTGGCATAATAGGACTCCAAATACTCGGTAATTGAACAGAAATATAGCAGTCCATTAGCAAGTCACTATATCTTTTTACAGAAAAATTAAATGTAGATTCTGTTGTCAAATTAAGTGTTGGTGTTCCTGTGTAGTCTAACCTAAAATTTTGCTTACCAAAATTTGTATATTTTTTATAAGTTGTTTTCCAAAAAGTCTTTTGAGGATTTGAATTTAGAATAATATTCTGTTGTCCTATTGAAATAAGATTAAGAAGCCCACCAGCCATACTAAGTATATACTATATAAACTTTTTAATATATAATTTCATTATTTCTAATAATTTTTCTAATAATTTTGTATTTTTCTTAACTCTTTACTTGAATAAATAATATAATTTATTCAAGATATATAAATATTTTAAATAAATAAATAACAAGACACCTTGTAAATCTCAAAAAATTATTGTATAAGTAATATTTGTTTTTGAAGTTGATATATTTCATCTAATTTTTAAAATAATATAATATATTAGATTATGTCAACACAACCATCTTCAGTGGCTGAAAAAATTACTGGTAATATATCAAATATGTATGATGAAATTAAGAATCAAATCGAGAATTTAGATGAAACTTTTCAGACATATTTGCTTTTCATGATAATAGTTATTATAATTATTATGTACTTGGTATATTTATCATATCTATATGCCTTACCGAAAAGACAATGTGACTATATGAATAAAATATATTCAGATGTGAATGGTTTTATAGTACCTATATCAAAAAATAACACAGACTTTTCTGGAAATTTAGTTGATTACTATATAAAATCGGCATATAATGCATGTTCTGGCGGAGATTATAAAAATGGTTACGTTGATAGTTGTGTTTTAAAAGCAATTATTAAACAAGGTGTTAGATGTTTAGATTTTGAAATATATTCTATAGATAATGAACCAGTGGTAGCTACGAGTACTCAAGATAGTTATTTTGTTAAAGAAACATTTAATTCAGTACCATTTAAAGCTGTAATGGAAGTTATAAATTCATATGCATTTGCTGAAGGTACATGTCCTAATTCAACAGATCCAATTATTATTCATTTAAGAATACAAAGTACAAATCAAAAAATGTATTCTAATTTGGCAAAAATATTTAGCAATTATGATAAAATGCTTGGATATAATTATAGTTTTGAAAACACTGGACGTAATTTGGGAGTTGAACCATTATTATCTTTTATGGGTAAAATAATTTTAATTGTTGATAGAACAAACAATGCATTTTTGGAGAATGAAGATTTTTTAGAATATGTAAATATGACAAGTAATTCTGTATTTATGAGAGGTTACAATTATTATAATGTAAAAAATAATCCAGATATAAATGAACTTACAGAGTTTAATAAATCAGATATGACTATAGTTTTTCCAGATAAAGGAATAAACCCACCGAACCCAAGCAGTATGTTATGTAGAGTTTATGGCTGCCAAATGGTTGCAATGCGATACCAATATGTAGATGACTATTTATTAGAAAATGACCATTTTTTTAATCGTGGTAGTTCCGCTTTTGTATTAAAACCACCAGAGTTGAGATATACACCTCTTATTATACCAGATCCTATTCCTCAAAACCCTAATTATTCTTATGATACACGTACATTTGGAAATCAATATTTTACAATGAATATCTAGAACCAATGAACAATATTTTACAACGAACAATCTAGAACCAACGAACAATCTATAACCAATGAAATAAATTTATATCTGAAATCAAATATTTATTGATTATTTTTTGAGCAAGTAATCGGTTAATAATATATCTTCTATATTCCCTTATTTTTTTAAATTCATTAATAAAATGTTTCAATTGTAATGCTGGACTCCAAATATTACAACATAATATTGTATGACAACATAAACAATTAAGATCTTTATATAATTTTAGTTCCTGAAGAGTTTTTGGTGAATTTACATATAAATATTTTTTATAATCAATATAATTAATACGAAAATTTTTTGGTGGACTGAATGGATAACCTGGTGTAATATCAAAATGATATATATTGGTTTCACCTTCTAACGCAATAGTAATAGTAACAACAGATTCATTAAAATTCCTTTTATGTTCTGCATAAATATATGCATTCATATTTTTAAATTTAACTAACTCATTCATTAATCTTCTTTTTGTACTTCCTGATTGAAGACTATCTAATTCAAATAAAATATCTGAATGTAAACTTTGAGAACTAGAACTAATATTCATTTTTTTAATTTAATAAATAAAATATAATAAAATAAAATCAATTTTTATTTTATTGTAAAAATATATACTTACTATATAGGGAATCCATGAAAAATAAAAATGTATGTAAAGGTTTGACATTTGAAGATTGTGAATTGACAATATTGCGCATGGCAGTAGATAAAGCTGAAGAAAAAATGGGAAAACGTGTTGTAAATTCAGAAGATATAAGGAACATTATTAAAATCGTTGAAGATTTTATTAAGAAAAAAAACCTCATTTGTTATGGTGGTACCGCTATTAATAATATTTTGCCATCAGATGATCAATTTTACAACAAAGAGGCTGAAATACCTGACTACGATTTTTTCACAATTCATGCATTAGAAGATGCAAAAGAGTTGGCAGATATTTATTATAAGAATGGTTTTACAGATGTAGAAGCAAAATCAGGTGTTCATAAAGGAACATATAAGGTATTTGTGAATTATATTCCTGTAGCAGATATTACAGATATTGCAAAACCGATTTATAATTCTATGAAAAAGGATGCTATTCGTGTAAATGGTATATTATATGCACCTCCCAATTTTTTACGTATGGGAATGTTTTTAGAATTATCGAGACCTGCTGGTGATATTAGTCGTTGGGAAAAAGTGTTAAAACGTCTCACATTATTAAATAAAAATTATCCTTTAACATCTATTGATTGTGAAAAAGTAGACTTTCAGAGAGAAATGGAACATAGAGATAATGAAGACCAAATTTATGAAAATGTAAGAAATACATTTGTAAATCAAGGTGTTGTATTTTTTGGAGGTTATGCGATTTCATTGTATTCTCAATATATGCCTGCAAAAATGCGTCATAAAATGGAAAAAGTGGCAGATTTTGATGTTTTATCAAATGACCCAGAGACAACTGCACAAATAATAAAAGAAAGACTAAAAGATATAGGAGTTACAAACACTAAAATAATTAAAAGAGACCCAGTAGGTGAAATAGTTCCAATGCATTATGAAGTCCAAATAGGTAATGATACAATAGCATTTATATATAAACCTATTGGATGTCATAGCTATAATACAATAAATATAAAGGGACAGAAAGTAAAAGTTGCTACAATTGATACAATGTTGAGTTTCTATTTGGCATTTTTATATGCCGATAAACCTTATTATAATGAGTTCTTAGAGAGAATTCTATGCATTTCCAAGTTTTTATACGATATTCAACAAAGAAATAGATTACAACAAAAAGGTTTATTAAGACGTTTTAGTATAACGTGTTATGGTCACCAAGAATCAATAGAAGAAATACGTGCTCATAAATCTGAAAAATATAAGGAATTAAAAGAAAAGGGAGATGATCAAGAATTTCAGAAATGGTTTTTTAATTATAAACCAGATGATAAGTCGTCAACAACAAATAAAACAAAAGCAAATAAAACAACATCAACAAATAAAGTATCAACAAATAAAGCAAATAAAACAAAAACAAAAACAAATAAAACAAAAGCAAATAAAGTTAAAAAAGCAAATAAAACAAAATCTAAAAAATCAAAATTATTTAATATTTATGCCTAGAATTCAGATCTTCTACAAAATGATGAATCATCGTAACAAATATTTGAATCGTCTTGAAATCTAACTTGTTTATTTTTATTACTATAATATTTGTATATAAAGATACCAATAAGAATAATGATAAACCCTATACTAAAATAAATAAACATTGAATTATCTTGATCTATAGCAACTAATTCTGGTACAAATTCAGGTGCAAATTCAGGCACAAATTCAGGTACAAATTCTGGTGCAAATTCTGGTGCAAATTCAGAAATAGTTTCAGATATTATATCACTTGTACTGGATATTATATCACTTGTACTAGTTAGTATATCATTTGTATAAGGTATATTACCTAACGAAAAAGTTAAATCAGTAATATCAACAGAATCCATATAAATAAAATAAATATAAATAATCCTTAAATTTGACGAATCATTTATAAACAATATTTTTTAATTATTATGATCAAAATTTCATACAATATATTTGATAAGAATTTATAACTTATATTATTTATTAGATGAATATCTATATATTTTTTAATTAAAACTACAAAATAAGATACACAACATATGATTTTTTCCAAAAATAATCTTATGTAAAAACGTATTTTATTTAAATAATTCCATTCATCTACATAACTACACATAAATGTTTCTGATTGTTTAGTAAAAAAAATATATATGTCGAGAATTCCTGACATAATACGATAAAAATTTGTTTTCTCATTTTTAACATTAAACATATAAGTTATTTTATTTAACCCAGAAAGATCTAAAAAAAGTATTTTTCTATTAAAACGTGGTTTAAAAAAATATGGGTTAAATCCATCCAAATATTTATCTTTATGTGCGATATTACCATCAATCAAATAAGGGAAAAAACTCGAACGAATAATTGTATTAATAATATCATCTTCATTTTTATATACACATTTAACTTTTTGTATTCCTTTTTGAATATTATTATATTTAATAAATAATCTATTATTTACCTTACTACATATATCAATAGGGATTGATCCATCTAACATTCTTTTCAAATCTTTGTAAATTTTAAAATTATAATTTTCTTTAAAATGACAAACAATAATGTGATACAAATTAATTACTAAATCTAATCTATCAATAATATATAAAAATCCAATTAAAGAACCAATACTACAACCTGAAATCCTTTTAATTTTTACAAAATTACGTTTCTCCATTTCTTTTAAAAAATAAAGTGCACCAATAAGATAACTTCCATTAAAAACACCACCATCTAATACTAAATCAATAATGACTGGTTTTTTTACATCCTTTATTTCATCAGGTAAATCTTCTATTAATTTATCAATTATTTTATAAATATGATCTATATCCATTAAAAAAGAATATAATTATTATTTTTTAATAATTACGAACAAACTAAAACTTTTTATTTTCTAATAATCTTTTAATAAATTTGTCTTCATTTCTACCTGTTGCAACATATAGATTTATCAATTCTGCAGGTGAATATAAATATTCCTTTATTTTCGCAAGTTTTTGTTTGTTCAACTCTTTACGAAAAAAATGAAAATATATTTCAGAAATTATATTTTGAGATGCATTTCTTAATTCATGTGTAATATCAATTCTACCTGGACGTATTAAAGCTGGATCTAATTTATCATAATGATTAGAAGAAATAATTAAAATTCTTCCAGGAGTTTCTCTAATACCATCCCATAAATTAAGAATATCATCTAATGTAATTGGTTGATCGTGAGACAATACACTTCCAGATTCATTTATATGACAAATACTTTTAATAACATCACTAACGTTAGCATTTTCCATTTTATTTTTGTGTGTATTCGTTTTAGTATTGATAAATTTATTTTTGCTACGATCTAATACAATATCACCTATACAATCAATATCCTCAAATACTATGATTTTTTTATCAAATGCAATACTATTACTCTCATTATTTTCATTATATCTATTTTCAAAAAAGAAATTTTCTAGTTGTGATTTCGTTTTAATTAATTTGAGAGATATCATAATAATATTACGATCTGTATAATTTGCTAGAGCTTTGATAAATGATGTTTTGCCAGTTCCCGGGGGTCCATATAGTCCAATACCAAGCGAATAAGGAATACCTTTTTCATAATACCACTCACGATTATGTAAGAAGAAATCAATTTTCGACAATACTTCCTTTTTTCCATCAAAAAACATATTATAAAATGTGCGAGCACTATTAAATGTATGTTCAGACCAACAATCGAGTTTAGATTCTTCTTCATTATGATTTACCTTATTCAAAAAATAAACAAATTTTTTATTTGCTCTGTTATCTTTAATAGATGCTAAATATTTTTCAGTTATATTATCAATGTAATTTTTTAAATAACTTACAGAATAAATGTAAGAATATATGTAAATTGTAATTTTGTCTATATTTGTTTTTATTTTTTCTTTATCGTTTCGGTTGTCGTCTTGTTCAGTTTCAGTTTTTACAAAAATATCTCTATCTAAATTAAATTGTCTTCTTTGATGTACCATAAAAATATCTAGATTCTTTCTTTTATCATTTTCAGATGACTGAAAGTTACTATGCGACTCTTTTATTGTATATATAGTGTTGTTTTTATCGATAGTAGATATAATATGATCCCAAATAGCCTTAAAACGATTACTATATATTGAAGAAACACTAGGTATAGATGTATAAATAGAAGTAACTGAACTTTTTTTACCTTCAATAACAATCATATTTTTTCTATAAAAACAACTTTTTATATGGTCAAATGACAAATGATTAAAAACATTTTGTAAACCATATTCGTATAGATAATTTAATACAAATCCAAATAAACTAACAGCAAATGTAGAAATAACTGCATCATATAAAGGGTTTCCAGTTTTCAAAAAATTAAACATTATCATCTTAGTTATGTCATTATAATTAGAAGATAATGATTGCATAAAATCTATCATTATCTTAGTAACTCAATATATATTTAAATATGTTCAATATATATTGAATAAATAATTCTCACTTTATCTATATCTAAAATGCATTAAAATACCAAGATAACTTGTTAATAACATAAAATATTAAACCAAAAAGTAAACTAGTAAATAAAAAACCATTTATATTTAGATTTCCATCAGTTGAGAATAAAAAAGGAATATTTGTAAACAATAAATTACGGAAAAAAGGTAATTGAAATAAAAAGTATAAAACTGCTAGTAACAAAGGTATCTGAATCTCATTATATATATCATCCAATGAGTTATTATTTTGTAAATTTCTATTATGATTATTTAACATATCAGAAGTTTGTTCATAATTTTGAATATAATCTGAGTCAGGACCTTGAGGAGGAGGAGGTACATAATTAGGACGCACTTCTGGATCATTACTATGACTACTAGTTGTCATGGGTATATCTCTCGATGGTAATTGTGTTCCACCATTTGCACTTGCTTGTTGAAGACCATTTACAATTTGATTAATAGTAGTTTGATCTAAAGATAATCCAGG